CCCAGTTCAGTAGCGACATGTTGCAACTTGTTACTGGTGAATCGGAACCGTTGCTTGACCACAGTCATCAGGTCGATGTCAGTGTAGGGACTCGGGGGCGGATATCCCGCTAGTACGAACTCCTTATTCAAGTGCTTCATATCAAAGGACTTGCTGTTGTACCCGACCACAACGTCTGCCGCATCTAGCATGTACCAAGCACGATTGACCATCTCTTCATGTCCGTCATGGTGGTCGCTAGAGAAATGAACTTTGCGATCTCCGTACCACTTGGCGGCCCACGAGATAACGGTGCCGAACTCCTCAACTTGGTTGAGTCCGACATTCTGATCCCAGAGTCCCCAAACATAGGCTAGGTTGGGGCGAGTCTCGATGTCGATTGTTAGGATCTTGATTCCCAAGTGAGTCCTCCTTGGGGGGCGTTGCTCCCCTATCATAGTAGATGATAAAGGGGTCTTACGTCAATACTTGCAAACCATGACACCAGAAGAGTAGGATAAGCCTGTGGACAACGAAAATACGATCCCTGTGGAAAAGTTCGATAACGCAGAAGTACGAATGTCGGGGCGAGGAATTCGAGCAATCGTGGAAAACATCGATGCGTTCTTCTCCGCCGATCCCAGTACCGAAGAAGGCAGCGCCGAATCCGTTGTGCGACTAGAGGCAGTCATGCTGATGTTTGACGACATCTTGTATGGATGCGGTGTCGAAGCCGGTTTGGGTGGGGACGACGAGGGGCGAGATACGAACCCCTTCTATCAGCCAGTTATTATCGGCTAGTTTTACGACACTCGTCGTAACCGTCGTAAAAGCAACGCCGACGCTGCCGCGGGTATCCCGAAACCAAAGCGTAAGGGGCGACCGGGAGGGGAAGGTCCTCCGTGTCAGTCAGCCCGTCACCAGCATTGGCACCCGCAACAGCGTCGGCTGTTCCTGCATCGGCCCCCGTTGATGAAGAAGCCGTGGATGACGATGGTGCGGCTGCGCCGCCTTCCATCAGCCGTCGACTCGGACGGGGTTCGGGCGGTTCATGTGCATGCCCGAGTTAACCGCCGTCTCAAAACGAGGCATACCATCTCCAGCAACAGATCCGGTAACGAAGTCAGAAAGGACCTCAGGAGCCTCAATCCATGCAGCCGAGCCAACGTGGGCGCGCTCTTGCATGGTCTGCTCCGCAGGCTTGTAGAACATGTCCGGGTTGTTGTGGTTCATGCGCATGCGAGACGGCGCGGTGTCCATGTACGCGCCCTCAGCGAAGTCAAGAGTGACTTCGCTTTCCATAGCAATTCCCTCTTGGAAGTTCTGAGGGCCGCGGTTTCCCGGGATGCTCGGAGCCATAGAACGCTCAAAGACGTTGCGCATGGCTTCCGGGTACGGATTCTGCGGGGCGATTGTCGGGTTCATGTCCATAAGAGTGAAACCTCCGTGTAGGTTCGTGTATCGCTAATAGTAGCACCTGCTAAATAGGTGAAAGCAGTTTTTGGCGTCTTATCAAAAGAAGGGGTTTTCGTACACACTTACCTGTGGCATGGTGTCTTCGACAGTCATAGCACAAGCAATGGCTAGGGAGTCTGGGTAATCATCAAACGCACCCCGTTCATCTGGGGCGGCGGCAAGCATGTATGGTCCACGGTTAACTTTTTCAAGATCAGCCATCTGCTGATTAAACTTCTTCCAACGTTTTGTACGTCTTGCCTTGCTGTGGCCTGGGATAATCAACTGCTCACGCTGAATCAACTGCGTAAGATGAGTCCAACGATCATTCTGAGTCTTGGCGTCAGATGAAACAGGGATAACCTCAATGTTGGGCATCAATATCTGTAGGCGCTCCGCTACTGCCCCACCGACACCCTGAGCATCTACCCCAATACGAAGGACATCGTAGTTACGGAGGAAGTCGATGATCTCAAAATACTGAGACTCCCATTCGACGTTGTTAATCTCGTGCCAATTAAGGACGCGGTGTTCGTAGAAACCGAACGGATCAGGGTGATCCCAGTCAACCCATACAGGTGTAATTACAGTACTGTCATTCGTACGGGCAACGTCAATGCCGACGACGATGGGAGTTTTCCACCATTCCTGAACCAAGGGCATGCTGGGGTCGTACAACCTGTCAAGCCTGTCCTCTGCAACGAACATGCCTTTTTCAAGCATCCACCTATTACAGTACGACATCTGAAACTCATCTGAGTCTTCACCGATACGCAACTTTTCTTTGGCTATGAAATCTGAGTAGTTCTTGTTGTATTTAGCCGCCGTACGCCAGTCGTATTCGTGGTGGTGAATCTTGTGAGTGCGACTGTTGATGTCACGGCGTTTGTTGTACTGGATGGCATTGTAGAAGTAGGACTTGTACCTCTGTGCAGTTCCACCTAAGACAACGCTTCCATTGTTCCACGCAAGCATCGGCTTGATTGATTTCGCAATCATCGTCTCGTCGGCTTCCTGAGCCTCGTCAATGAAAGCAAAGTGGTACGTCTTCGATTCGATCTTGGCTTTGGGGTTACACGTCTGCATGCGGCAGTGAGAGCCAGACTTCTTCAGAGTGATGATCTTGCCCTTACCACGAGATCCACCAGCGGTGGCTTTGTCATCAATCTCTGGGTCAAGCAAGAAGTCAAGGGCATGCTCGCTAGTCAACTTGCTGACTACACGACCAAATACCGTGTCAGCCTGATCTTCGGTGGGGGCGAACACGCCAACCCAGAATCCTTTCTCAAACTTTTTCAACCACGTTGGGTAGACGTTGGAAAGTCTGGGGAGGATAACCATGAGACCAGCAATGATGTTAGAGATAACCTCGGACTTGCCCGACTGACGGGTAGCGATGAGCGTCTTCTCCTCACCATCACCCAGAACAATTGATTCCACGATGCTGTGGGCAATAGGAATCTGATAAGGGAAGAACTCTGTGTCGCAGAATGTCTGGATAAACACAATAAGTTTGTTGACTAGATCATCAACAAACTCTGCTGTAGTTTCATCTAGTTCAACTTCATACTCTTCTTGATAGTCTGAGTATTCAAGTCCCTCTTCGGTGTCGCTGATGCTCATGTATCAATCTGCTCTCTGCGCTCAAGAACACTCCACATGGCAATTATAGCGTCAAGACACAGTGTCACATCTTCTTGTGGCCCCTTACGAAACCTCCACGAGTCGACCGCCTGGTGCAGAGAAACGATGGAAGAATCCAAATACTCTCGCAACTGCTGACTGTCAATGGCCTCAGCCCTCTTTACGTAGGCTGGGTCAACCGACCTAGTACACGAGTCGTTATTCCGATTGTGCTTTTGCTTTCGCAGCGCCATCCCACTCCCTAAGTTGTTTTGGGGACTCGTCTAAGTACCTGCCGCCCAACTGGTCTAGCAGATCGGACCCCTTACTAGTAAGTACACCTACCTGAACTACGTACTTGCTCACACGGAGTTGTACCCCTTTGCCCTGCCACCACGGTGGTGCTGTCTGATACATGCGGGCAAACGACAAACGAGGAGTACCCTCTGGGTAGGCGTCCTTAGTAATCCAGTACAGCCTGATGGTTTGAATGTACTGAATACGGTTCAACGTATCTTTGAACAAGAAGTAAGAACCTACAACAATTGCTGCTACAAGTAAAAACCAAATCATGCGTTAGGCATTGCTCCATAGACAAACTCTGCGTATTCTTCGCCAGGATAAATCTTGTTGTGGGCGAAGTTATTCAGAGTGCTGTTTACAAACCGCCCTTTTGAGGGAGACGATACAAACGTCGAGTATACAGCAACAGGTACATCGTGGTAAATCCATGGGGTCTTCCCGTTAGTCCATGTCATCAGCAACTTTTTACCAGAGTAATGGTAGCGGGAAGCGGCACACCTAGAAGAACTAGGAAAGGTTATGGGGTCGCTGGCTCCCGGGTCTCCCCAGCCTTCCCCGCCTTGACCCGTTATGTCTAGGTCAAATGAGCCCTGTCCAGTACCCGGGTCGCCAAACTGCCCCCTAAGGAACCGACCAGATGTACCACGTCGTGGGTTTCTGTATTCAAACTCGTCAGTCATTGCCCTTATCTAGATGCCACTCAATGTGGTGATCCAGCCTCTCGTCAATCTTGTCTACCTTGCCGTCGATGCGAGTCAGTAACTCGGAGTTACGGGCGTGGTCTCGGTTGTTTTCGCGTCTGGTCTTTTCTATAAGACCAACAATAATACCACCGGGGGCGACCAGAGCAAGAAGCAGTTCGTACCACCTCACGCTACAACCGCCAGCGCCTCGGTAACCCCATCGGAGTCCATAGGTGTGATGTTGTCATAAGTTTCAACGGTCAGGTTACCGTAAACCGCGACAACCTCAACGAGAGGAGTGGATGTCAGCAGAGCAGATTCAGTCACAGTGACCACGAGGTCCCAAGGGTAAGAACCGTCTGATAGCCACTCGGTGTTAGAGGCCGATAGCGTCAGGGAGACGCCGCCCTCTGCGGTGACCTCTACGGGGATGACGTACTTGACTCCACCAATAAGAACCGAGGCCGCTGCTTCTGTGGGGACCCGCTTACGCCTCGTTCTCTTGTCTTTGAGGATGATCAAGCGCTCCCA